TACCGTAGAACCTATACTCACCATTCCTATAGACAGTATTTCACCACTTACTCCATTGCCATTGGCCCTGGGGTCCATCGTGAAATCTACAGTATTGGAATACTCACTTGCCGCTACTTCAGCATCGTCGGCTCCGATAATCTCAGTTGGGCCTACCTGATGTATTGGCCCAGAAAAGCCCATAACCATGATTTATGTTTCTCCAGTTTTTCCTGGGGGACAGGAGTGCGCCCTGCCGACACGGTACAGGGCGCACCACCCGCCCACAAAGATACTGTTATGCAGATGCGGTCCAGTCGATAGCCAGAGACTTCTGATTAGCGGCATTTACGACATGAACGCCATGATCGATCACATAGAACGTCGCGCCCGTGATCGCTTCAGTGATATTGGATGCGTCATCCTGCAAGATCATGAAAATGTTCGGACCCATGATTCCGGTAGAACCAGTGACCGTATCAAGCACTGCGAGGTCTTCTGAACCCTCTGTCCATACCTGAACATCGTGGACACGCAATCTTACAGCAGCAGTTGTTCGGCACTGGATAGCACCTAGATCAAAGTTGCCGTAAAATACGCTATTCTTAATGATTACGTCATCACACCCAACAACCGCAATAGCTGTGTCGGCACCATCTGCGGCTGCTCCATTGTGGAAGTGTCCGTCGATCACCAATCTATCAGCATCAGCCGTGGTCATGATAACGTCCGTTGCCTGACCAGTGGAGTCGCGGTATTCGGTGTTGATTAAGGCACAGTCAGCCGCGCTGATCTCGATAATTCCCGTTGTCGCATCGATACCACCGAGGAATAGAATGTTCTTGACGACGGTTGATGCAGCCGCGAGCTTGAAGTCGCCAGCCACAGCCGTTGCCGTGAACGTCGGCCTACTGGCACCATGGCCCAGTCCGATGATCGTCAGCCCCGCCACGTCGATATCCACCGCAGAGTCAGCGGCGAGGTTTTCTGTGTGCCCAGGAAGGACGTAGATTACATCCCCGTTGTTGGCCGTAGCCTGGGCGATGGAATAGTCCAGGGTGGCAAATGCCTGATCGGGGGCAGTTCCGCTGTTCGTATCAGCGCCACTCCCGGAGTCGACGTAAAAACGATTCCCGACGCCATCGATGTAATCGAGGATGTCTGAGATTTCCTTGCCAACCCTAGTGTTAGCCAAGCCGAACTTGAGATTTCGCTTACTGTAACCTGAGAGTGCCATGAATATGGTTCCTGTGTTGTTGACCTCCGGGAGTGCCCGTCCCTCGGGTTGCCTGTCGGTCTATGAGGCAGCGACCTACTTCTTAGCCCCGTGATCTTCTATGACTTGTTGCGTAAGATCCTTCCGAGGAACTTTCGCTAAATCCGGGTTACGCTGTATCCTCTTCTTAACAATTCCCTCCGCCAGATCGGCAGCCAGACGAACAGGCTCTGGCGGTCTGGGCTCTCTCCCCTTCACGTTGACCGCCCCTTCGCACGGCAAACCGCGATCCTCACATACTTTTTTAATGTGGCCTCTGCCACCAGTTGGAGGGACGAATGCTTCTGGATCTCCAGGGAATCTAGCTAAATTCTGCATGTACATGTCGTTAGGGTTCGGGTTGTAGCCGTGTACCCTGGCGTTGTAGACAATCTCTTCTATATATCTTGGTTCGTACTGCTGGTCTAATCTACCAATCGAAGCAAATAACTCCCTGTCTGACATAGCCTTGGGTGCCTTTTGCGTGGCACACATGGCAGCCATGGCATGACTCTGTCCGCTATGACGCATCTTAACATATAGTGCCAACGGAGTTACGTCGAATTGGTATTCTACTGGATAGTGTGGTATCCTGCAACATTCCAGACCGGTAAGGTCTGTCTCCCATGCCATTTCAGGGAACTCTGCCATCACCTCTTCTGCCGTGGGTGGGATCATAAGTAGATCCGAGTCCTTCCTCCAGGACGCATTCTCTTTAAGGAATTCTTTGACTTGGCTAACTAGATGATCCATTATTTATGCTTCTCATACTTTTTAATCGTCTTCCGACTCGGACACTTCCCCTTCGCTTTCTTCCGAAACTTCGGGGACTTGCACGCCTTGAATAACTTTCTCTGCTTGGAACTTTTGAAGGGCACTATTTAGTATCTCCTGTATCACCTTCGGTATTCCTGGGTCCACGTGGAGATTCCTTATCCTTGCGACTTGATTGAATGCGTGCCACTTTTTCCTTGATGTCCGCCATGTCTTCTGCCGCCTCTAGCTGTATTTCCGCCTGCTCGGCCATCGTCTCGGATTTAATTCTCGACTGCTCTTCCAAGGCTGTCTCCTTAGCCGCCGCCATGTTGCTGATCTGCGATAGCTTCAGGTCATGCTCCTCTTGTTTTTGCTGCAAACTCAGCTGGTGCATCTCCTGATCCTGAGTCAGAGATTGCTGATGAGTCGCTTCCACTTGCTCCATCTTGACCTGATTGGTCTGTGCCTGGAACTGGAGCGCAGCCTGCTTATCCGCCATCTCGGGACCAGCTCCCTGTAGATCGGCCTGCTTGACCTGGGCGTCTGCCTGGGCTTTCTGCGCCTCGGCCTGGAGTTTCTGAGCCTCTGCCTGCTGTTTGGCCATTTCAAGCTGCACTTGCTGCTGCTGCATCTCCATCTGCTGCTGCTGCATCTGCTGCTCTTCCGGCGTAGGCTCGGGCTGTGGAGGCTGCCGTGGCCCGAGCTGGAAACCAGATACGTCCTGGTCTATAGACTTGCCCCACATATATATAAGCTGGTTGAGCGGATTCGTATCGGTGGTCATGTCGGCATGCTTGGAAAGCTCGGGGAATAGCACCGGCATAACCGATTGCATATTCTGAGCTTCTCGCTGTTTGTTCGGTTTCCTCGCACTGCCCGCCTCCACGGTGGCCCTCATCTCCCGCACTACCAACTCGGGGTCGGTCGATACTACGTGGGCGTCCCACAACTGCGCACCGACAGGGCCGACCAGCTCTTGGATATCTTTCCCTTCCAAGTACCAGCGGGCTACAAACTTCTCCATGTCCGCCGCCTCGGTCATCCACGACTCCACCTTGGAAGCCATGTAGTCTGGCCGAACGGAGACGGCCTGCTGCTTGGCCTCTGCATCCGTGGCAGTACGGGACTGAGTGCGTGATATGCCATAGAGCAATTCACTCAGGCCGGTGCGAAGCTCAAAATTGTGTGTCATCCTGTCCAGGATATGCCATGACTCCTGGTTGACTTCCGGTTGCTTGAGGAACTGAACGGCCTCTCCCAACGTCTTGGTGATGCCCGGCGGGATCTTGATCACCGCCATGTCCTCGCCGTTCTTCAAGGTGTTCTCTACATACTGAGCTACGTTCTGTAGGGTAACGATGAAGTCTCGTGAGTTGCTGTAGACTCTTCCAGCTAGGTGAGACATGAATAAGTTGATATAGGTCAACTCGCCCAAGCCGGGTGCCATGGGTGGTATCGGGTAGGCACTATTGGGATCTCGATAGAAATCCAATACGGCGCAGGGCCACTTGTCATCCTTCCAGAAAGGAACTGGCCACCGGAACATCTGTTCAATCTCCATATCCGATGCACTACGCACGTTGTCACTCGTGGCATTGAGCGGATAAGGAATGTCAGCTGCTATGGCAAGGTAGGCGAAGTCTCCTACAGCCCTGTCGAATTCGTCCCCCAGGACGGTATTCACGCCAGAGACCCTATTGCCGATCCCCATCTTGGAGTAGATTTCCCAGTAAACAAGCATGTCGTTCGACTTGCCCTGGGAGCGATGGAGATTCACAAAGGTTTCACCCTGAGATGCACCGTAATGGTTACGGGATTCAGCATGGCCCTTCCCACTTAGAGACCCCTCCTTCAGACGGAACTTGCGTTCCACTTTCCATACTGGCTCGGTGCGCTTATGGGCTATCCACCATGCGCTAGACAGGCTCTTGGCATCGGGGTCAATGAATAGGTTATCCTGTGTATCCCAGAAAGATCCCGTGAGAGTCCTCTGAGATCCTGGCATCGAGTAGGGCCTGGGCCACAGTACACCGCGCCCCTTAACCAATCCCTCTGTAATGGCAGTTTCGGCATGCTGGGCAAGACCGCCATCCGGTTGCTCATCCGGCATATAATTCAAGACAAGAGACATTAGCTGGTTGCGGATGTTTTCCTGGGAGGAGACAGCCATCTGCTGCTGCATCATGCCCTGGAACATCTCTTGGACTTGGGGATCATTGGGATCTCCGAACATGTCGGGAGACAACTCTAGCTGGGGGCGAGGCTTAATTATTCTCACCGGATTGCGCCAGTAGAGGACCGGCCCAAAAATGGCTACCAATTCAAAAGCCTTTTGAATCGTTATCCTGAAGCGGGGCTTGATGTTCCCCCCCATGTAGCGTCCCACGTACTTGGACTGCCACATGAAATCTATGGCACCAGAGTAGAACTCCCGGCATTGCTGAGATACAGCATCAAACCCACTGCGGGCCTTCTGGGCCTGAGCAATCTGACCGAGCCAGCCAGTGACAATGGGACGCAGGAATTCGTAACGTACGGGTACGGTTGGATCGCCAACAGTCCCTGGTCCTTCGAGACTTTCCCTGGGCCGAACAACTGACGGATAATCTAAAGCCATAAGTCTCAAGCCTTCTGACTATTTAAGTTGCTACAAGTTTATTATGTTTTCGCAGGAGTGCATTGACCCTTTGGTAACTCCAGTGCTGGCCCATTTTCTCCGCGATTTCTACCGCTGTCATATTGTCATCGTCACGCATCTTGAGAACTCTCTCCTCGTCCGTAACAAAGCTCTGTTCCGCTTCCCTCTCGCGATCCTTCGTGGCCTGCTCCATTCGCCTTACTATCTGCCTGCGAGACTCGTCAGACTCTTTCCTGCGATCCCTGCCGCTCTGGATATAATCCCATCCGCCATAAGTAACCGCTATATCGTTCTTCTCTTTGTATAGCTGGCAATCAACGTGATGGACGTGGGGCTTGGGGATAATGGTGAGCGAGTTCTTTGGCATCAGTCCCAGGTGGTAAACTCCGGGGGCAGTAACGTCCTGAATGATGGCTGATACGGGCGTAGTACTTACGTCTCCATGCCCGTAGTAGAGGACTACATCACCCACATACAAACTGTCATGATTCGTACTCATAATTGAAGCAACTCCTGATCCTCAAAGGATTCTCTAGAGGGTCCAGCGTAGATGGAGTTATCCTTCTTCTCCTGGCCCTTTGACCAAGTATCCTTGAAGTACAAATACCAAGCACTCGGCTTCCTCTGAGCAGGTTGAGGAATCCAATATGATAGATTTGCACAACTAGCATACCGCAAACAATCACACAGAGGGTCGATCTGCCGGGTAGCAGGCTTATCTATGGAGATGCCAGAGCTTCCTACCTGTTTTTGGTAGCGGAGCATCTGATCTTCAAAGTCACTGCACTGCTGAGTGTAGCGCAGCTTGGGCCTACCACCTTGACCAACCATGAGCCAGTGCCGCACAAGCTGACACCCGCCCTCCAGGTCATCAGACGCCAATTGGAAATCACTTCCCGACTGACGGCTTTCTACCCGGTAATCTGAGAATGCTTCGGAGTACTGAGTACGCACTGTCTTGTTGTAGCCCATCGGAGTTTGACGAGCTGCATGTGAATCAATAATGAATGACTCATAGGAGATCCCCTCGCTCTTCGCGGAGATAGCCTGAGCCATTGTCTTAGCATCTGTCTGAGGTAAATGAAGGTTGTCGTAAACTACGGCTACCGGACCCGTTTGGCTTGTAATCTCCTTGGTTGGTATCGCCACGAACAGGGCACCCGGATGTGCGTGACCTGGGTCCAGAATGACATAGCGACACCAATCCGGGGGCGGCACGCCACCCGTCTTGTCCATTATCTTATCCACCTCGTCCCACTCATTGACGTTATGGCTGGGAGTATGGTGTATATGGGGAGAGAAGGAGGGGTACATGCGATGCTTGCCGAAGATCAAATCTCCCCGATCCCGGCTACGAACTTCTTCCTCGCCCCCCTGATCTCTCCACGCCTTGAGGTTCTTATCGCGTTGCTTCTTCTCTATGAACTTATTCTGTGAGTGCCACAGCACCACACTTTCGACTTCTGGATCGTCACTCTCCGCACGGTCGAACAGCTTGATCAGGGCATCGTTTACATTACCCGGCCAGACAGACCAGATGATCCTGCCCCCCACGTCTGATATACGAGCCTGCCATTCCGTGTAATGGTCACTGAACATGATCCTTTCATCTATCCAGATCAAATCCACGGGATCGCCCATCTTGGGTTCGCCCTTGGAAGTGAAGTAGAAGATATCAGTGCCATGCGAGTCGGAACCGAACTCTTGTCTTGGCTTCAATCGACATACAGAAAAGTGCCGGATCGACTTGTTCTTCCAGCCCCATTCACTAATCGCCCTGGAGGGGATCAGCGGCGGGGCCATACGAGTTTCTTTCTTCCTTTCGACATCACTGTCTTCCCATGGCCGGTAGTCTCGCCATTGACCTGTCTCTAGATCCTTGATCATCTTCATGCCGGGATTCCGGCGAAACAGAAGCCGGTGTACGGTTTGCCCGCAATGCGATTCTCCATATCCGACGCACCAGATAACCAGGGGCCTGTCGGTAGGGAACTGCACATCGAACTGAGTGCCGTCCATCCTATTTATCGGCTGCCCTAGCGCGGCAGAAGCTACCAGGGAAGAAACGCAGACGCTCTTGCCGGAACGGTTGCCACCTGACACGAGCAGCTCCGTAGCTTTAGACTCGAATACTTTTGCCTGATGGTTTTGCGCCCGAAAGAGTCGAAGCGACTCAGCCCGTCTCGCCACCTGAGCTGTGACCAGCTTGGAGAGTCGGTCAATTTTTGACTTTTTGCTCATTTGGCTGTCCTAGCCCAACTTCCTTGACAATCCTCGTTATCTCCGTAGCTATCTCTTCATCCGTCATATCGGCAGTCTCGGCCTCCGGCGGACGTGCCTGGGAAGTGAGAAGATGTAATCGAGTCACCTTGTCGAAGTGGTCTAGAACTCGCTTGCTGCCTGGGGCAGATTGGGCAGCGATTTGAAGCTGGTTGTACCAGAACCGTGTGAAGTCCTTTACGCCGCCATGGTCGTCCAGGATGGACTCGCAGACAGCGGCGGCATTACTAAGCACTTCATGGGATTTAAGGGCGGCTTCCACCGCCTTCTGTGTCTGCTCTTGCTTTCTGACGGTATCCTTGGCGGCCTTCTTTACAACCGTTTCCTTTTTAGCGCACTCGGCACAAACGAACTTTTGCTTTTTTATGGACTTGGCATCCAGCTCTGTTATGGGAAACCGTTGTTCACAGAAGCAGCACACCCTCGTGCTGTCGTCATCCAAGTGGAAGCCGCCGAACTTTGTCATAAGCACCTTTGTATTAACAAAAGGCCGTGCGGGTTTTGATGCCCGCACGGCCCCCGTTTAGGCAATTACCTAGCCCGCCTGCCGAATGATTTGTTACACGCGGAACGCTTTGCAAACAACGGCCCGTGTGAGCGTGCTGGCAGCCAGGGCCACCAGCTGATAACCGACCACATTGGCCACGTCATCCAACGTGTCAACCGTACCACCTGTGGCAAATGTATTTACAGAACCATCCGTCGCATGCGGAATGATCCAAGCCTGTGCGGCTCCAGTTGCAGCGCCGTAAACCCTCGTGGGGCCTTCGGTCACTACCCAGAAGTTTTTGCCACTCGCCGCACCAGCCGTGGGGAGGTGGTCGTCCACAATTCCCACCACCGTGTCTGCGACATTTTCAACATACTCCACATACTTTATAAGATCGTTGCCAGTCTTGGAGTCCTCATGCCTGACCACTCGACCGGGAGCCAATGCGGCACCCTCGCCATTCTCGACGTATCGGCATGTAACCGACATGCCACTGAGGACGGGGCGTGGCGGTCGAGATGCACTGCCGTCTGTGTCCGGGAAGACCTTCTCCATGCCAAGGCAATGGGGAAGGGTATCATTGTCGTGTGTCTGCCCACGGGGGAGCGGATTAGATACTGAAGGCATTCTGTTGGTCCTTATGCTTCAGAAGAGTAATGGCCTCGTATATCCCCCGAGGTCATGGGTGCCCTGTAGCAGGGACTGTATGACACTACCTTTAACTACGCAAAGGACTTTCCGTATGCGAAGTACTTGGGATTGTATCGGGCGTTTCCGAAGAAACCTGCCTTGAACAAGTAGGCATCCGATTTAATGTCGTAGTAAGGTCCACGAGAACCGAACAATACACTGTCGAGACTGGCCAGCTCCACCTGCTGGACATTGATGCCCCAGAAGGTTCCAGCTGCTACGTCGAACTCGTACTTAACCATCACGCCATCCTGGTTCAGGGCGTCTGGGAAGCCCAGATCCCGAGCCTCTGGATGGGGGATGACGTTGCGGAACTTAGCTTCCTGGTAATCCTGATAACCATTGAACAAGTCATTGGCCATCATGTAGACACTAGGTCGCCCGTCCGTGCCACCATTCTTGGTAAGCCAAGTAGATGTACGGCGTAGAATACGGCCACAGTTATCTTCCCAGGTAGTCGATCCCGTGCCCCAGTTATTGGAGGTGATATTCGGGAGTACCGGAGAGATGTAGTCGTACTCACTGGTCCCGTTTCCGTCCGGCCAGTCGGTTGCCACAGCGGCATTCGGCTTGGTGGATAGATCCGTACTCCAGCTTCCACCTTGGTTCTGGAGAGTGGTTTTTTTGCCAGCATACGTATCGTCTGGCTGAGCCACAATGTCTGCCGCTACCGTGGTCCCGTCCCCTGCGAAGGAGAGCATGCCATGGAGGCGGTTTTCATTTCCACTCGCATTGCCGTCGATGTACAGCTCACCGTGAAAGTGATCGTCCAACGACTTGCGGAGTTGAGGCATGATGCGGCTGTAGCGATCAATGATGGCCGTACTTCCCTGATTCATCAGGTAGTTCTTGTAGTCCATCTTGTCGGTGGCTACATAACCACGCCAGTCAATGTTGAGGTGACGGTACAAGTCCGTCTCACTGAAGCTATACTCGCCACTAGCACCATGAGACTGCACGGATGGCTGAGAATACTCGACCGCCCAGGTACAGTCATAGCCGCTCTGATTGAAAACAATCCGGCCATGCTTAGCGAGCAGAGCCAAGAACAGACGCTTACGGACGGTAGCATCCGCAGCATCGGCAAAGTACTTCTTGGCTGTCGTGTTGACAACCGACATCGCTTCTGCCATAGCTCAAAACCCTTCTCTGAGGTGTGTGTTAGGCGGTCCTATCCGGTGTTGGATAAAAGCCCCGCATCCTTAAATTCCTTTTCAAGCATCGAGCGGAAGTCCACCGTCGCCTGACCCTGCTGTGCAGCGTCCATTGCGCCAGTCACGAGACCGGCATCCCTGTTTTGACTATAATTCTCTGGCCGTGCCTCCTCTTGGGCGACCTTCTGGGCCAGATAATTCTCTTTCTTCTCTTCCCCGATCTGGTGAGCCTGGGCGGCATCCGGGTGCATGATCGGCTCTGGCTGTGGGGGAGCCTGCTCTTGGGCAGGCTCTGGAGCCGTTGGCACGGGAGTCCTTTTAATCATCTCAGCATCTGCCATCTGGATGGCGTAGTCTTGGAGCTGGACTCCTGACAGGCCCAGGCCACCATCCCTCTTGGGAGCGGCGGCATGCTGGGAGTAGGCCAGGACAATCTGCCCTCGTTCGGTCAGCTCGGGAGTCTGTCCGTCAACCCCCATCTTCGGCCTGCCTCCTTCATCCAGCTGGTAGAGATCCGACAGATTCTGTTCCACATAATTCAAAGCACGCTGGGTGTTATCCCGCTGCTGCATAATCTGGTTGACTCGGTAATCCACCGCTTCCTGGATCTTCTGGTATTCCTCATCCGGGTCGCTCGATGGCATGGCCTGCTTGACGCGATCATCAAATTCCCGGACTATATTACGAACTTCCGAGTCTTCCCACTTCTTATAGTGCGTCAGATCGTCCGCCAAGCTGAGGTTCACCTTCCCCTGGTACTCCGGCTTGACCACGTATCTACGGGTCTGGGCATCGAAGTCGCAAAGATTCTCCCAGGATGAATCGTAAGCCGGTGTTTCTGGCTGCGACCTTCCGCTCTCGGAAACACTTTCGGCCAATGCCCTGGATTCCGGCTGCACAGCAGGAGAGTCCTTAGTCTTTAAATACTCCTGGAAATCCCCTGCGTGCTGGAGATACTGTTGACCGTACTGCGCCATTTTAGAAAGCTGATCTATCTGCTGGGCTTTACCGGCAGCCTGTCCAAGGTATTCCAGCACCTGCTCATCAGATGTAAATCCAGATACATCATACCCTTTAGATGCAAGGGATTCTTTCAATGGGCTGCCATCGGCCATTATCAACTCCTGAATAAAAGTTAGGTGGGCTTACTACGAACATAATCGACAGAAGTGGTTTTAGTCAATAGGTTTAGCAAACCGAGTGGCTAATATAGCTTATCGTGCTTAAATACAGGGGCCATAAATCCATCGCGAATTTAACTACTGTGCGCGCAACAATTAGTTTGTGCGCGATACCTTACTCTCCTGGCATGGCCACCATGTCTGGGCCATGCGACCCGTTATACCGCACTTTTTAGGGGCACCTCGCTTAATCCTGGACCGTTTCTCCAGCTCCGCCAATCGCTTTCTAATCGTGCCCTCGTCATTCTCTTGCTTGCTGTCCAGCTCTCTAGCCGTGCTGCCAGGGTGATCAGTCACCAGGGAATAGGCTGTGAATGTCCGGTTCCCTCCTGTCTTGCTGTACCCAGGTAGCTTCCTCGGAATGGCCGGAACTTTTCCTGGGAACAAGTAACTCCCCACCCCGAAGGCGTCCTTACTAGTCGTGTTCAAGTGTTAATCTCCCATGTGGGGCCACAGATTGATGTCATATTGGCGTATTTTTCCGGGTGTCGTCTGGCTGGGACGCTGTCTAGCGAGGCCACGTTCCTTCTCCCTGTCCCATTCCATGGCCAACTTCCGCAGTCTCTTCTTCTCGCGGGCAATGATAAAATCCGCCCTCTCCTCATCCTTTTTGCTCGTCTGAGCCCTGGAAAATAAGTCCTTATCATAGTCATTAGGCTGTTCTACACGACCGAGGTAGTCCTCCATCGTCCTACAAGTATCACGAGGATTATAAGTCATAGGTTATAATACGCTAAGCACTTGCGCTAAGCTGTCCTTTAAGGAGTTAATTATGTCCCGACCGGGAGATGATGTCATTAAATCGTTTCTGGAGCGAATCGTTGCCACTCTCAACGAATGGGACGATTCCTGTTACGCACTTGTCATCCTTTCAGAAGATGATCAGTGGCACTTCGCAGTCCAGTCGAGCCCTGAACAAAAGGCCATTGTAGCTCACGGCCTCCTGGAATTGGCTGTTCACATCAATCCGCCACCGGAGGAGGAGATGGAGGACGGCAAAGAAGAGGGGGAAGAGGAAGAAGAAGAGGACAAGGAAGAAGGTGGAGAGGAGGAAGAAGAGGAGGGGGTAGAGGAGGGAGGTGGCACGGGAGGAGAGATATGACGATCCCGGAAGAAGTGATACGCCAGCACGGGGAGCCGGGGTCTTCCATCCCAGGCAGTAAATATATGCGGGCCTATTGCTCTGGATGCAGGCAGCCCATCCGCGTAGCCAGCGTTACAAAGGATATCCATGGCCGGGTGCTTAACAGTGTGTGTGAAGACTGCTGGCCCCTGGACGTGCCGACCTCTTGCTCCATTATCCGCAGGAAGGATTACCCCGTGGAGGACTAAAGTTTCCACCCTCGCTTCTTTGTCCCCTTCTTCCTGCCCCGCTTGCTCTTTGGAGCCTTTTCCAGCTGCTCCAGCTTCTTTATCCTCTTATTGAGTAATACTACCTCTTTGGCCAGCCCAGCCGCCTTCAAGCGGTCAGCAGTAGCCAGCTTCTGGTGGCGTGCCACCTCCCTACGAGCCTCCCGCATACCCCTGCGGCACTCCTTCAATACCATACCCATGGAGTGTGATATCTTCTCGGTGCAGCTGGCGGCATCCAGGTTCATGCAGTTATCCCGCACGTACATCCAGATGTACTGCGCAGCCCTGCTCACTTCCCTGTTCCGCATGGCCCTACCCCCCAAATGGGGGGTTACCCGCACATCATTAATACGTGTACGCTCTGATTCCACTCTCTGGTCCTCCATGTGTCTAGATTCCATCAGACTTCCCACAGTGCGCCAACCCTGAAACTTGGCGCACTGTGGAGATACTGGCGCAGACTTGGCGCACTGTGGAGAAAATCCAGAGGACATGGAATGGCCCCCAGAGGTAGCTGACCACTCAGAGTGCGCCAAGTTTCCACCAGAGTTCCCACAGTGCGCCAACCCTGGAACATTGGCGCACTGTGTAAGTCTGCCGAATTAGTACCCCCCGGAAAAAGCATTATTCTGATACCGTTCGATTTATTCGGAACAATTATTCGGAACGATTTTTCCTGAAAGCGTCGTTTTTCCGCAGAAAACGGCTAGAAGTTTTCCTTCCGAATTATTCCGAATGAATTATTCGGAACAATTATTCGGATTAGTACCCCACTGGGGAAACATATACCGTCATCCTGATACCGTCTACACTGTCTACGTCTACGAAACCTTCTGAATCCCGCGTTTTAGCCGGTTGTGTAGACGTAGACGCCGCAGATAGAACGATACTCCATGCCGGTTGCACCCGCTGGGCATGGGGCCGCAGCATCGCCAGCAGCTCGGCCTTATGCTCCCGCATCTGGCGGAGCAGGACAGGCGTCACCGCCGAGCGGGGCCAGTACCGGAGTCGATCACCATGGCTCTCTAGCCGGATTCCGAGATAGGTCAGGAGAACCAGCAGTTCCACGGCGCTCACAATTCCCCCTACTCGCTTGGCTCTACCCCCTAAATGGGGGGGTTACCCGCGCATCATTATTGAGTGTAGCTGCTGGTTTACTCCATGGTCTCTACCATATCCGCCTGCTGCCACGGCGTCTGCCACTGGTGGCGTGCCACTGCAAACAGAATGGACAGCGATAGGCACTCTTGGCCGTCTCCTTCGCCTCCTTCTTACTGGCATATTGCCGCTTCCCACCGCACGTCCTGAACATATAGCCATCACTCGGACTCTGCATTCCCGCCCGGATGTGCTTGTTGGCCATATCCACCCTCCATGAATCAATGAATCGGACTGCCAGCACGCTCAGTATACCCAGTATCAGGATGGTTAATACCGATCTAACCCAATCGCCCCTCCTCATCCTCCTCATCCTCCTCATATTCTCCCCCAGGCGACCCTATCGCACCAATAGCGTGTAAAACGTCCGACCCCTGAAGTGCGCACAGCCTACGCCGCCGTGAGTCCACTTGCCCTCGTATAAACAACAGCTTATGAACCGCTTCCCCTCCAAATCCTTCCCGTCCCTGGCTCCACACCCCTCGCTCTTCGCATGTAAACCCTGCCATCCAGGTAAATGACCCGATACGCCTCGTTTTGCACGGATCATCGAAGTCTCCTGGGCACGCTCCATTAGCGCCCTGTCCATCTTCAATGGACCCAGGCCACGCTTGGCACGGATCTCGTTCACCGAGCTTAATACCACCCGACTAGCTCGAAGTTCCTCCCCCTGAACCTGTAACGGAGCGATAAATAACGCCATTAGTAACCACGACCTAAAAAACATCTCCACCTCCAATGGTAAAACAACCCAAAACAAACCAATTCACCATCTAAATCGCTCCATTAACCGAAAACAACCCCCCAGTTCGCTCCAATATGGCACCCATAGCACCACTTTTTTTGAGAAAACAGACGCGATTCGCTTGAATTCTATCCCGTTTACCGGGGCTAGAGGGCGATATTCAAGGAAAAAACCTGAATGACGGCCTCAGGAGGATTTTGAGGCGAAAAATATCTACCAGGGGGGGTAAATATAGGGGCCAGGGCCGTGGGCCAAGCCCCCCCCGCGCGCGTGCGCGCGATCAATCTCTTCTCGTGGAAAGCTTTGCGTCGTCCGTTTCGCAAGCACCGGCCGCAATGGCGTCAGCAGCCGGGTAGGGCGG